TTAGCCTTATATCATGCATCCCGGCCATGCTATCCCGGTATATATAAACTTGTAAACATAAGAAACCGGCTTTAATTTGATGGGGTGGGGTATTTTCTAAGGCTTTTCTATGGGCTTATACCCTTACGATATGAGCCTATAATATATAACGCCTTATTCTATGGGGTGTTAGGGCTTATAGTTTATTTTTTTAGTTTTAAAGGGTTGATTTTTCGATAAATTGCTTTTAATTCCTATCTAAAAAGGCCGGGTTCGTGGTGGTTGGTTGCGGTAGGTGGCCGGGCAACTGACAGGGGGGGTGGGTGCGTTAGCGTATACAACTCCGACCCAATTTTAAAAAACAGGGCCTGTAAACGAACACGACCCAGGGAGTAAGGACATTATTTGTAAACTCTATACTACATATTGTGTTTTTTTGGGGAAGGGTTTACATATATTGTAAAATAATGTAATAATAGATAGGGTAGTTAACTTTTGCTTAACTATACTGTAATAACATTTACAGATATGCCTTAAAAAAGGTACAAAATGGCTTCTAATGACAGTTTTATGACTAATGACCATGCTGATTTAACTGTCCCCATCGTAACTGAAATAGATCTAGACATTAACCCAGAAAACATACTGAATATTGTTACCTATATCTTCCCTAGACAAGAAGATCAGGGAGCAGAATGTAGGGTTGAGTTTGAAGAAGTAATAGATAAACTAATTAATTACTACGAAACAGGAGAAGATAGGGATAATCTTAATCAGATATATTCAATAGCCCACGAATTAACTCGCCAGGCAGACCGCTTGAGAGATGTAGCTTCTAAAATAGAGGAATCAGAAGATAGTTACTTCCCCCCTCTTAAAGAAGATGACACAGTAGACTGAAAGTTAAATGAAATGGAAGAAAAGTGAATTAAACAGAATAGATCTGGAGCAGCTATTAGAGTATGCAATAAAACAGAAGTTATCTAACACGTTAACCACAGTAAAAGCGTGGTGTAAGAAAAAAGAGATACCTTATGCTTTAACTTTAGAAGATTTAAAGCCCTTTCCTCTTACTTGTCCTGTACTTGATACCCCTATTGATTGGTTTAAAGAAGGACAAGGGCCATCTAATGACTCTCCCTCTATAGATCGTATGAAACCAGACCTAGGGTATATTCCAGGGAATGTAAGAATAGTTAGTCAAAAGGCAAATAGACTAAAACAAAACGCAACAAAGGAAGAATTAGAAGCAATCGTAGAGTACATGGATAAATGATAATACTAGATAATTTTTTAGACCCCGATACTTTTTATATGCTGCAAGACCCCTTACTTTGGAAGACCCCCCTCGCATCAGACTTTATAGAAAAAGATAGAGTAATGATAAAAGAACCCCAAGAGGGTTTAATTTTAAACGTAATTAAAGAGGGCTGGGAAAGAGTAAGTGCTTTAGACGATAGAATTAAAAATGCCTACTTAAATAGAGCAGGTATAGAAATGTGGACTCACATTATCTATCCAGAAAAAAACAAAGGATTGGATTGGCATATAGATAAGGATGAAACTCTATATGAAGAAAAAGGAGTAATAAAAACCCCTGTGTATGGAAGTATTTTTTATTGCCACCAAGATATTAGTCAAGTAGACGATATGGGAATGTTAGAGATAGGTATACCCCCTGGGTCAGAAAGAATAAAACCTATTCCTAATAGACTAATTATATTTAAAAGTGGAACTCCTCACAGAGTTACTAATGGAATAGAGACTAGCCCTAGAAAGAGTATTGTTTCTAATATATGGGATTATCACATTGCCCTATAAACAGAATGTAACGATAGACATAAAAAAAGGGAAGCTAGTATAACCTATATACTATACCCCCCCGGACTGCCATCCTGTTATACCATGAATATTCCCATCGGTCAAATTAATTTTTAATTAATTTCTTCAGTTGACATACCTATGCCCTTAATGATATAAATACTATGAGCACAACTCAGATTAACCTTCATTATATTCGTGCTGCTATTCTGGCAAACACCGGAGTAGATCTTGGGTTTGACGAAATAAAAAAACTTCTTGTAGAAGAAAAGTTCATAACCCAATCTCAAGCGAGTAAAATAAAGATATTGAAAAACTATAATCAATACTATGATGACTACACTATTGGTAGATCATCTTCTAGTCGTAGCTTATCTAAAGAGGATAAAAAATGAAATTAAAAATTAAGAAGGCTAATTGTGGTGCTTCAACCAAAGCTCATAATGGGTTTAATTCTGGGGGTGGGTATCAAGGTATTAGTAATACTAGCCGACTTTCTAAAGACCAGGATCGAGAGCAAAGCCTTAAAAAAATGGGTTTGAGTACTGGAGCTATGGTAGAACGAAAAGAAAAGTCGGATGCCAAAAAAGCTGCTCAAGCTAAAACTGAATCTATGAAGAAGGGTGCTCAAAAAGGATCTAAAGCTAAATCAGTCCAATCTTTAAAAAAGAAAGAGGAAGTTAGTTAAGGCCGACACATTGAACATTGAAGATGCGTATTACGCTGGGAAACAAATAGTCTGCAAAAATAAAAAATTAACATCTTATGATGCTAGTTTTATTATTGATAATGATAACCCAAATATAAAAAAATATAACGAGGTTATCCCAAGAGTTTATACAACCCCCTTTTTAAGTACAGAGTTTTGCAAAGAGCTTTTACAAGAGTCTGTAAGATTAAGTAAAAAAGAAGATGCCTTTGAGGTAAACCCTACAGAGGTAGGATCAGTTCAAATACCTGAATTTAATTTTAAAAAAGTTCCAGGCATCTATAATTTACTTATTAGGGCGGTAAAAGAAAATCTAGTGCCTGTCTTTAATCATTTATGGGGAAGGCCCCAGTATTATGAAGCTAGTATACAAATAGCTAATTACAGTCCTAGAGAAATATCTGAAATATCTTATCACTTTGATAGTGCTGGGGATGTTTCCGTAGTAGTCCCTTTAAATACTGAAGAGTATGAAGGGGGTGGAACAGAGTTTTTGAATCGAGGTATAGTTGAACCCTTACCCAATGGGACAGCTTTATTTTTTGATTCTTTTACTAATAAACATAGAGGTCTTGCTGTAACAAAGGGACAAAGATACTTATTAGTAATGTGGATAAAAGGTTATAATTATAACTTTGATTTAACAAGGGAATAAAATATGGAATTTATTATAGATTTAATTACAACAGGTGCGTATATAATTACAGCAGCTTCAATTATTTCCACCTACACGCCTAGCGAAAAGGATATGACATTGGAAGATATTAGTAATGTAAGTACATGGGTTTCTAAATTATATGGGTATATAGATTTAATTGCTTTAAACTTTAAAGTTAAACGATAGGCTATTACAAGTGGCAGACGAAACTAAAAAATTAACAGAAAAACAAGAAGCCTTTTTGGAAGCTCTTTGTGGGGAAGCCAAAGGGAATATTCGTGGTGCTATGAGTTTAGCTGGATATTCTGAAAATACTAAGATAAGTGAAATTGTAGGCTCTCTTAAAGATGAAATAGTAGAAAGATCTTCTTTGTTACTAGCCATGAACGCACCCAAAGCTACATTTAGTATGGTAGATGTATTAGATGATCCTGGACAGATGGGGGCACGAAACGCAGTTTCGGCAGCAACCCAAATATTAGATAGAACAGGACTTGTCAAGAAAGAACAAATACAAATAACTACTGATACAGGGGGATTATTCATATTGCCACCAAAGAAAGAACATGACTCAGAAGATAGTAATACAGGAGACATGGGAGAGTAAAACTCGCCCCAATCCTACAGCTAAGATACCTTATGGGTATCAAGCAAATAAAGATGATCCTTTACTTCTAGAGCCTATTCAAGAGGTTGTAGAGAAGGTGAGCATTGCCTTATCGTATATAGATAATGGAAATTCTTTAAGAGAAACCGCAAGGTGGTTATCTGAAGAATCAGGTTGTTCTATTTCTCATCAGGGGCTGTCTAATATCTGGAAGCGTTTTAGAGGGGATACTAAAAATAACCCAAGAGCAAAAAAACTTTCTGATAGGAAAAAGAAAAACTCTCCTAAAACCAAGAAAGAAAAGGAAGCGTATCAACTTAGACAAAAAAGAGCAGCAGGAAAACGCTCAGTTACTGTTACAGAAAAAAAACTAAAGGAATTTAGTAAAGCGACAAAGGATGTCGCACCCAATGGGTTAGGTGGGTTTGAAAGTATAGAAACCTTACCTAAAAATAAAGAAATATTATTTAAGCCAAATCCAGGGCCACAAACAGAATTTCTCGCAGCAAACGAAAGAGAAGTTTTATATGGTGGTAGTGCTGGGGGTGGAAAGACCTACAGCTTAATTGCAGACCCTATGAGGTATTTCCATAATAAAAATTTTAATGGTTTAATTCTCAGAAGGACAAACGATGAATTAAGAGAAATGATCTGGAAGACTCAGGAGTTATATCCCAGGGCTTTTCCAGGAGCTAAATGGGGGGAAAAGAAATCTCAATGGACTTTTCCTAGTGGGTCTAGATTATGGCTTACCTATTTAGAAAGAGATGAAGATTGTTTAAGGTATCAGGGACAAGCGTTTAGTTATATTGGTTTTGATGAATTAACTCAACACCCAACGCCTTTTGCATGGAATTACATGAGATCTAGGTTAAGAACTACAGACCCCGACCTTCCAATCTTTATGAGGGCAACAACTAACCCAGGTGGCCCTGGGCATAGTTGGGTAAGGGAAATGTTTATAAAACCAGCTCCAGAAAATAGGAGCTTTCCTGCAACCGATATTGACACAGGAGAGGTATTAGCGTATCCTAAAGGTCATGAAAAAGAAGGTAAAATTCTATTTAATAGAAAGTTTATACCCGCTAAATTAAAAGACAATCCATACTTAGTACAAGGTGGGGCGTATGAAGCTAATTTGCTATCTTTACCAGAGATGCAAAGAAGGCAACTCCTAGAAGGAGATTGGTCAGTAGCAGAAGGAGCTGCTTTTTCAGAATTTAAAAATAGTATCCATGTTGTTGACCCTTTTGAAATACCTCATGATTGGACTAGGTTCAGGTCTTGCGACTTTGGGTACTCTAGTTTTAGTGCGGTACATTGGTATGCTATTGATCCTGCTTACGAGAATTTAGTTGTATATAGAGAGTTATATGTATCAAAACATACAGCAAGAGACCTAGCTAGAAGAATATTAGGAATAGAAATAGAAGCTAAAGAACAGATAGCGTATGGGGTATTAGACTCTTCTTGTTGGCATAACCGAGGTCAGTTTGGGCCTAGTATTGCAGAAGAAATGATGAATGAAGGAGTCCGGTGGAGACCTTCGGATAGAACTGCAGGGTCTAGAATAGCAGGGAAAAACAGACTACATGAATTATTAAAAGTAGATGAAATAACAGATATGCCTGGTATTTGTTTTTTTGAAACTTGTAGGCAGGTTATTTCAGATTTGCCTGTTATACCTTCAGACCCAAAAGGGACTGATGATATAGATAAAAGATATGCTTCAGATCACACTTATGACAGCATTAGGTATGGAATCCAAACAAGACCAAGAACTATATCTTTATTTGACAGGGAAAAACCAGAATACAAATGGAGACCTGCCGATACAACCTTTGGGTATTAAAAAATTATGGCATTAGTAAAAAAACCAACAGATGATGAGAATTTACCTTTTGACGCAAAGAAAGAGGATGATTCAGTAGTAGCCCTTGGAGAAGAGGGGGATGTTGAAAATCAAAACCAATCTTACTCTGGGTTAGTAGATTATATTGAAAGTAAATTTAATAAATCAAAAGACAACCGATACTCAGATGAGGAAAGATGGCTGTCTTCGTATAGAAATTATAGAGGGTTATACTCTACTGACGTTCAATTTAATGACACAGAAAAGTCTAGGGCTTTTATTAAAATAACTAAGACTAAAGTTTTAGCTGCGTATGCACAGATTATAGATATTTTGTTTGCTGGAAATAAATTTCCTATAGGTATTCAAGCAACCATATTTCCTAACAACGTATTAGATTCGGCTTATTTTGATCCTAAAGAACCTACTGAAGCTAAGATAGCAGAACTCACAGGTAAGAAATCTGCAACAATTAAACGAAAAGATATACTTAAAGAAGTAGGGGCTTATGAGGAAGCACTACAAAGTATTGAAGATGAGCTTCAAGAAGGTGCGGGTAAAACCCCAACAGCCTTTACCTATGAACCTGCTAAGAAAGCAGCAATGGGAATGGAGAAAAAAATCCATGACCAATTAGAAGAGTCTCATGCTAGTAAGCATTTAAGGTCTGTTGCTTTTGATATGTCTTTATTTGGTACAGGAGTCCTTAAAGGGCCTTTTGCTTTTGATAAAGAATACCCTAGATGGAACGAAGATGGAGAATATGATCCTATCTTTGAAACTATCCCTAAAGTAGAAGCAGTTAGTGTTTGGAATTTCTACCCAGATTATGATGCTAGAAGTATGTCTGAAGCTGAATATACGATTGAAAGACATCGTATGAATAAATCAGAACTTAGAAATTTAAAGCACAGACCCTACTTTAGAAAAGAAAGTATAGAATTGGCAATAGAAAATGGTGCTAACTATACAAAAGAATATTGGGAAACTGAATTAGAAGATAACAACTCTACTTTTGAGGTAGATAGGTATGAAGTCCTAGAGTATTGGGGTACTATGGATTCTGAAACTGCTGAATTAGCAGATCTTGACATCCCAAAAGAATTAGAAGATAAAGATGAGGTTCAAGTCAATGCGTGGATATGTAATGGAGAGATATTAAGATTAGTACTTAATCCATTTACTCCAACTAGATTACCATATCATGCGACACCTTATGAGTTAAACCCCTACTCATTTTTTGGTATTGGTCTTGCTGAAAACATGGAAGACACCCAACTATTAATGAATGGGTTTATGAGAATGGCGGTGGATAACGCTGCACTATCTTCAAACTTACTTATAGAAGTAGATGAAACGAATTTAGTTCCTGGACAGGACTTATCGGTATACCCTGGAAAAATATTTCGTAGACAAGCAGGTGCACCCGGACAAGCAATCTTTGGAACTAAGTTCCCTAATGTAACGCAAGAATGTTTACAGATGTTTGATAAAGCTAGGCAACTAGCAGATGAATCAACAGGTATGCCTTCTTATGCACATGGTATGACAGGAGTAATGAGTGTAGGTAGAACTGCATCAGGAATGTCTATGCTAATGGGAGCTGCTGCACAAAATATTAAAGCAGTAGTAAGAAATATAGACGATTATTTATTGTCTCCACTAGGCAAAAGTCTTTTTAGTTTTAATATGCAATTTAACTTTGATAAAAATTTAATTGGAGACTTAGAAGTAGTTGCTAGAGGAACAGAAAGTCTTATGAGAAATGAAATAAGATCTCAAAGACTTATTCAATTTATGCAGATGTCGGCTAATCCACAGATGGCCCCATTTGTTAAGTATGATTACATACTAAGAGAACTAGCTTCTTCAATGGATTTAGATGAGGATAAAATCCTTAATGATCCTAGAGAAGCAGCAGTACAAGCTAAGATGATGGCTGAGTTGGCAGCACTAATGCCACAACCCCCTCAACAAGCACCTCAACCACCCCCAGGTGGTGGTGCACCTAGTCCAAACGATCCAACAGGAACAGGTGGTGGAAACATAGCCCCAGGTAATGCACCAGAACCAGGAGCACCTGGATTCACAGGAGCAGGTGGGGGAGCAAACACGCCACCCCCAGAAGAACCACAGGGTTAGTAGATGATAAAAGAACAGGCTAGAGAGATACTACCTCTCGTAAATGATCCTGAGATGCACCCTAGATTAATTCAGTATGCAGATCAGAGGTTAGGAATTTTAAGACAGCATTTAGAGACAGAAAAAAGTTCTCAAAAGATGTCTGAACTCCAAGGAGCTATAGCGGAAATAAAGCGTATCTTTACCCTAAAAGCTGAAGTTAGGGGAGAACTGGAAAATAAAAACTAAATGGATCAAGAACAAATAGATAAAATTTTAGAAGAGCACAGAACTAAAAACTTTGTGCAAAGGATTTTAAATCCAGAAAATGCTCCAACCCCCTTATTAGTAGAGGGGCAAAAACAAACTCATTTTATGAGTGCTGAGTATTTAGGAGAAGGGGAGTCAATACCCGCAGTTTTCCCTACAGTTATAGAAACAGAAGAAGGAGAGCTTTCTAAATTATCTTTAAAAGAAGCAAAAGATCACGCCCTTAATACAGGGGAATATATAGAGTTTGATTCTATAATAGAAGCAGATACTTTTTCACAGAAGTATAAAGGCTCAGAAGACTCTGGGTTTAATAAATTTTATAGTCCGGAAGGAGATGAAGGACTTATGAGTGGGGAAACAATGAAAAAAGAAATGAAAAAAGGATACTATCATGGTGGTATGATGATGCCAGAAATGATCGTAGGTATTGATGAGGTTTCAGGAAATGAAATCCCACCTGGGGCAGATGCAGAGAATGTTCGTGATGATATTCCTGCTGCTTTATCCGAGGGCGAATTAGTTATACCTGCAGATGTAGTTCGTTATCATGGTCTTAAAATGTATGAAGACATGA